ATGACCGTAATGCCGCCGAACACATGCAACGTGGAACTATTCCCCCAAAAGTTCCTGAACCACGGCGAACACACCAAACGGGGATCCGAAACGCCCCAGAGCAGAAAACTGCTGGAACTCCATAAATCGATTGGAGAACTGCGGTCGGCTGTCGCCGCCATCGACTTCCTCGACCGCGCCGAGAAACTCGACCAGTGGCTACCGCTCGTCGCAGAAGCGGGAACCGAAGTCCTCCTCAGCCTCACAAGCCTCTACAGCTATGTTCACGCCTTCATGAATCACAACGCGGAGTTCACGACCGTTCCTGAGGAGGAAACGCTCGAACGGATCGAACTGCTGAATCTCCTCCCCTCCATCATCGAGGAGTCGAGATTGGCCGCGACCGTAAGGCCGTCGATCAGCGAGACCCCTGTAGTGGAAGACGTGGTTAAGGCGTTCCGTGATGCGCTGCTCAACCTCGCTGGCGTCAGTGCCTTCGGCAAGGATCCAGGGTTTTCCCATGTAGTGGAGAACGACGTTACTCATGACGCCGAGTCTATTAGCCCATCAGGGAAATCTGGGTGCAAGAACACAGAAGAGCCAGCGGAATCAGAAAAGGAACGTGCATGATGCCTTGGATACCCATCAACGGCGAATACCACTACGAACCCCAGGAGGAATTCGCCTACGGCCCATTCACCAACAACTCCCACACCCCAACCACCGCTGAACGAAGAGCTGCATGGCGCGCTGAACAAGGGTCCGCTAAAACACACCTGCTCAACGCAATCTACTGGCTAATTAGCACCACCATGCGACTTAACGACCGCATACGAAAGCGTGGCGAGAGCCAGAGCTAAATCCTTCTCCCTCGGAGTCGCGGACGGCGAGTCATAAACCTTATTCGCCATGTGCCACGCCTCACGGGCAGATCTGAGAACACCTTCAACATCAACCAAAGATTTTCACCTCCTATCTATTTCCCAGAAATGAGATTAGACAGATGAACACGTGGCTACTATTCGGCGCGTTGCTGATACAGATCTCCGCGATTGCCGTTCAGCTGTGGTCGGTGACGAGAAGCCGGGATTTGAATGACCAGATTCACCGCCGTGAGCTTAAAAGTTATTCGGATCGAAGGTTGTCACATGTGTTGGCCAACCTGGACGCATCCTCTGTTCCTTGCGATCCGAGAAGGACTTACGTTTTAACGGTTTCCAATACCCCAGACGTAGACCGCAGCGCATTAGCAGGCGAAAGCATGGGAAGTATTTCCACTGCTTCATCTCCCCATCAGCCCCAACAAGCAACGCACTTCGTCTTAACCGAGACGGAGTTGCTGAGCTGGGAGTCTCCCAAGACAAAAAGATCTTGCTGGCGGTGGATCCCAGTCTCTTCGGGACGAGCAAGGGACCTAATAGCTGACATGGAGACAAACACTGCGGAACCTCCTCATAAGAAAACGATCTTGAGCCGCTCAACAGAACGACTTCGAGACCTATTAGCTCCCGGTATCCGAGATAACTCACGGTCGGAAACAAATCCCAGTCGATGAAAGCTACATCCCGGCTCGTGCACAGGGGAAGGTGCATGAGCCAGGCATCGAAGATTCACAACAAGGAGACAGCAACATGGATGACTTTGATCCGTTCAGCCCGGAGGTTTATGGCGCGGAAATCGTTCGCACCGCCTGCCGGGTGTACCGCACTGCCCCGATGGCCGTGCTGTTGGAGCTCGCGGAGGACGTTTTCTCTCTGATCGGTCGTGATATTTCCCGCGACACTTACGAAGAACTGCGCAGCTTGATTTACAACACCCACACTGACCGCGATATCCGAAGCCTGCGTGAACGGCTGATCACCAGCGCTGTGTCCCTCGGATTGAACTCGCCGTGCGCTGGCGATCCAGGGGGTGACACGAATGAGGCTGGTTCGACCGAAGTACCAGGGACGACTGATGGATCTGATCATCGATGATCCACAGGGGCCACTCATTGGAGTCGGTGACATGCAGCTCCATATCCGCGGCCTTCGTATCCCATCAGACGGCCTGCATCGCCGGTTTGGCCGCACTTGTATCGCCGTATCGGAACTGCAGGCCATCGTCAGCTCGGATACACAGCCCAGCGACGCTAGGCGACGTGGCCAAGAGCTAGTAGACGCGGTTCCCGCGCTCGTGAAGCCTTATCTCTCCCCAGAAACAGACCAAAGGAATGTGAAATGACAACACAGGATTACCGACACGCTTGGAATCTCAACCACCCCGCGCGCAAGGCGTATGAAGACCTCCAGATCGAACGTTTGGAGGCCGAGCTTCGAGAAATTCCCAGCTCTGAGCTTGATCCAGTCCCCCTGGTCGACGAACCGGAGGATACGGACCTCGAGAATGCCGAGGCTGAAGACGATGTAGTGCAGGCGCTGATTGATGTGATCGGATTGGCGCTCGCTGCCCTGTTGGTATTGTGCGCGGTCGCTTTGGGCGTCGTGACGCTGTGGAGACTGGTTGTTGACGGGGTGGGTGGTGCCGCTGCGGTTGTGTTGATCGGTCTGACTGCCGGCATCGCGTACTTCTTTACGCGCGGGGCTGCCAGGGCAACTGGTTCGGGATGTGGGAATGATGTCGAAGATAGCGTCTAGATCCCGTGGTGGTAGTCAGTCGGCGTCCTTTGAAGCGACGACGGTTGAACAGCTTCTTCCTGAGATCGACTTCCAGAGGATGTTCACCGTCGGGGAAACGTCGAAGATCCTGGCGTTGTCTGAAGACACGATCCGCGAAATGTGCCGACGTGGTGAGCTGACGGCAATTAAAAGCGGTGAGGAGGGCGGGCGCTTCCGGATCTTCGGAACGTCTCTCCGCCATTGGCTACAGGTGCGGATTGATGAAGGCTAACCAGTCGTTGGGTTCCAGGAAAGGTGTGCCGATGGTCAATCAGGAAGCGTCCCCTGCCGGGCAGAGTGTTTCACGGCCAGTTCGCGAGGGCGAGTCTGTCCGCTGGACGATGGCCTGCGTTCTGGGGATTCCCGGGGTGTGGTTGTGCTTGTTGCTTGGCGTTTATGCCTACCGGACGGTTGCCGCGGTCGCGGGTGCCGGGGCGGCGCTTTTGGCATTCGGAGTGCTTGGTGTAGCCGGCGTTGCTCTGATCGGTTTGACCGTGGTGATGGCGCGAAGGGAGGGGAAAGGCTGTGGCAGGTAAGCATCGTAGGTTGCCCGTGGGTTGGCGCTGGTACAAGAAGACGACGCACCGTGCGTTTCGCATGCTGTGGAGGTTCTAAGTGAGCGTTGAAATTCTTCCTCGTCCATTGATGCGTTGGAGGGCTGATGATGGCTGATCCGGATCAATGGTGGGACGCGCAATCGCCGGAGCGTAAGAGCTCTATCCAGCGGTGGCTCAGCAAAGAAAACCTTAATGATTACGGCGCTCCCCCGAAGGTGCCGGGGCAGTTAGCGCTAGACGATTTAGACCAGGAGAGTACCAATGTCGAATCCGGTAAGAAACGGCGATAACCGTTTAAATTTCGATTGCCTTGTCAACACAATCCCGCTGATGCGTGGGTTGAAAGCCGCCTTGTTCTTTATCGACAAGAAAGATGAGGGCGGTGCGTACCGGCATGTCCGGATCGCACTCGATGGTGATCGGGCAACGATTTCCGCGGCCAATCCTGTGAGTGCGTTCGTAGCGTCGGCACCGTTGGTGGGTGAAGCGCCGTCTGGTCAGGGTGTTGTTGATCTGACTCCCGATGTGGTGAGGAACGTCATCAGCATTTACGCCAACGTGGACGATTACGAAGCGATGATGCGGGTGAAGGCGACGGAATCGACGGTCTTTTTCCAGGATCAGTCGGGATTCTTCAACGGCGATCTTCACCGGTGGCCGCGGTACGCCGCAAGTGAACTGGCTCCGGACGCGCCGGCAATGATTCACACGATTCTGGGGCAAAGCGCGGCTGAGAGTCCTTTGTTGATGGATTCGGATACCCTTCACCGGGTTCTGCAGGCTCAGAAGGTGCTGAGGGGAGAGTCGCGTGTTGATGCCAGCGATGCTCATTATCGGTTCCGGATTGGTGCCCATGCTGCGGCTATCCGGGTGTTCCCTGACGGGGTATCCGCCGGGGAAGGTGACGATCTCGAAGCGGTGATGGGAGTCGTCACGCCGGAGGGTCGGGAAGAGATTCGTCGAGTGCCTGCCGCGCCGCGTGGTGGTATCGCATGACTCTCGAGTGCGAGGGGGCGATCTGCTCTCAACGTCGTTTTCAGGCTGTGGGCGCAAATTTGTGGGAAACCCGGTTTGGCGAGCGACCGGAACTTCGTGAACAGCGCCATGCTAAGGCGCGTGCTTTGTGCTCATTGTGCCCGGTGCTCGAACAGTGCGAGGAGTTTCTACGCACTACAGAGGCTAAGGGCATCTTGATTGATGGGATCGTGGCTGGCCGGACGAGTGATGTGCAGTTTACCGGCTGGGGTGAGAAGAATTTCGTAGCACTTCGTCGTTGCCGTGCGTGCGATGCACGCCTTCAACCGCGCCGATTGGGTGCGTCGGGGCGTGCATTGCGACCTGGGCAGCGACCGCATCGTGGGGAGGGTCTATGTGACCTGTGTTTTCCACGGTTTTCGCGGGTTGCTCGTGGAAAGGAGGTGATTCGCTTTGGCGAGTTCCCATTCCCTGGGGTGTCGTGACCCCTGATCGCTGTTGCTTTTGTTGTTCGATGCTTGTTCTTTGAGGATTTCTGATGACGACCGTATCCGCCCAAGCCGTTGGCTTGTTCGTTGGAAGCTGGGTGACCGCATGCCGTGGCTGAAGATTGGCGATGATGCGGCCAAGCATCCGCGGCTTATGGCCGTGTACGAGCACGAAGAATTCGATGATCGGTTGGTGAACGAAGTCTTTGGCTTCTTTATCCGCTGTGCGACGGCATCGGCGGGGTTCCTCACGGACTACATCATCACTCGCGGCATGGCCATTGATCTGGCAGGTCAGACAAGGGCGAATCAACTGCTCCATATCTGTCAGTTCGCTGGGCTCATGCAGCGAGTAGATGTAGATGACCGAGAGGCATTCAAGATCGTTGATGATGATCCGGACTTTGTGCATTTGCGGCTCAAAGAAGAGGTCGAGTTCGAACGACAGCGAAAGCAGGATAATTCTGATCCCTCGCTGGTGATCCCTGTTCGCCTCCGCGATGGCGATGCATGCCGTTATTGCGGTCAGGTTGTGAAGTTCGGGGCTAGGCGTGGGCGTTTGGCAGGCACCTATGATCACAGGGTTCCGGGGCAAGCTGCCACGGTAGACACGATGGTTGTTGCGTGCTCTCGCTGTAATGCAGCTCGAGGAAACGACCCCGAAGCTGATCAGAAGTATCCTCTGCTCCCAGTTCCTTCACCTCCCTACTACGAGAAGTCCACCATTGAGTGGATCAATAATCACGAATGGGCGCGGTCGAATCACATTCAACTGCCCCAGAAGAAGACGCGCTTCGTCCCTGCGGGAGCTGTTCCCCCGGGACATCAGGAGCACGTTAAGCAACCCGAACTGAACTTCGCGCAGGGCTGCGACTCGGATGATGGTCAGTCGACAGATGTTGGTGGGCAAGGCCGAGTGGACCGAGGGGTGGCGCGTCAGCCAGACGTGCACGTCCCCCGCACTCATGAGACTGGATGCGACCAGTCACCAACCCCACCGGCTGATGCCGGCGTATCTCATTCGACCAGCTTTGGTGCCGACGGACGTGTGGACCGCGGGGTGGCGCATCAGCCAGATGCGCACGTCCCCCGCACACATCCGGAAGCACAGGCCGATGTTGGTGGGCAAGGCCGAGTGGACCGAGGGGTGGCACGTCAGCCAGACGTGCACGTCCCCCGCACTCATGAGACTGGATGCGACCAGTCACCAACCCCACCGACTGATGCCGTCGTGGACCGCGGGGTGGCGCATCAGCCAGATGCGCACGTCCCCCGCACGACTAACTGCGCCGAAGTATCAGATTCACCCCACCCACCTAAACACCTAGAAACGCCTCTACCTGCACAAACACCCGTTCTGCAGAAACTAGCAGATCCAGCAGAAACCCAGTGTGAAAGTTCCAGAAACTCCGGGACGGGACGGGGCGGGTCGGGACGGCTAGGTAAGGGAGGGTCAGGTAAGGGACGGCCTGGTGCGCCTCCTGGCTATCGTTTGGCTGGTCATCTTTCGGGTGATGTTTATCTTGAGTGTCTTCAGTGTGGTTTTCCCCCTGCTTTGTGTGATTGTCCTGATGGTGGTTCTGATCGGTCTCGGAGGAAGCGAAGATGATGGACGATGTGTCGGTGAACCGCTTAGCCCGGGCGCTTGTTGATGTTGAAACGTATGCCCCCCGGGTGGTGGATTTGATGACCCCCCGGGTGCCGTGCTCCGGGGAGGGGGCGTTCAAGCCGCCTACCCGTGCAGGCTCTAAGCCGCCGTTGGTGGTGGCTATGGTTGATCTGCACATCTGGGTTGAGGCTGTGGTGGTTGGTTGGTCGTCGAACTTGCAGGCTGATGCTGTGGCTGCTGGGTGTTCAGTGACTGCGTTTCCTCGTGAGCGTGATGTGGTTGAGCATGCGCGGTGGTTGCGGGAGAACGTGTGGGAGTTGGCGGAGATGCCGTGGTCTGAGATTGCGAGTGATGAAGTGGTGGCGTGTGCTCGGCTGTTGGCTGATGTGGTGTCGCCGCCATTGTCGCCTGGCGATCCGAAGCCGGTTGAGTTCGGCACGGCTCGTGAGATTGCTGCGTGGTGTCGGCATCTTGGTGTGCGTGTGTCGCGTTCAACGATTCAACGATGGGTTGGCGCAGGTCGTGTGCCCTCGCAAAGGTTGGATGATGGTCGTGTTCTTATTCGATTGTCGGACGTGCTGGCTGTTGCCCGGGGAGGTTAAGTTGCTTTCCAGTATGGCGTGGGTGCTCACCCCTGTTGGCGGGTGTGGTTTTGTGGGGCGTAGTGGGTTGTGTGTGGGTGTAGGCGCTGCGCCTGGTGGTCTCTGCTTATTGTGTGGGCCACTGGTGGATTATGCTTCCGCGTGTGAGGGGTCTTTGCCTCGACGTTCTCGGGGTAGGAGCTTCTCGCACCTTTCTGGGAAGAGGAGATTGTGTCTAGGAGGTGCTTTCGTGCCGGGCTTTGGTTCGCATCAGCGGTCAAGGTGGGGTGCGGGGGTTCCTCCAACGCTCCGACGGAAGGTTTTGCGCCGCGATAGTGGGATCTGTCAGATGCAGCTGGAGGTTTGCCTTGGGCAGGCTTCCGAGGTGGATCACATCATTCCGGTGTCCGAGCATGGCACGAATGAGCTGGAAAACCTTCGTGCTGTGTGCGTGAATTGTCACAAGGTGAAAACTCAGCGGGAAGCCCAGCGGGCTCGTGATCGTTTCTCGCGGAAACGCCCCCGGGCGGTGCATCCGTCCGAGGCGCTGTCTGTGTCCACCGGAGGCCAGTTCGTGCCTCCATGGCGGCGCTGATGGCCCCTGGGTATCCCCTCCCCGACCCGCGCCGAGTTACGGACGGCATAGCGCCTCCGACTGTGTACGGGTTAGAAGGTTTTTCGCCAGAACGTTCTCTTCGTCGTTTCCGTGGCCGTCTGGCCGGTTAAAACGGGTGGTCGAACCATTTTTGGTGGCTGATCGCCCGTGGTGGCGTTTGGAGGGAAGGTAAATAAAAGAACACAAACGCGCTGGTCAGTCTGTATATTTCGTAACACGCAAGCTATACTGAGTGTATGGAATGTCAGTGGTGTGACCAGCGGTTGCAAAGTCCCGCGCGTGCCGGACGGCTCCCGAAGTACTGCTCTACGCGGTGCCGAATGGCAGCTTTTCGCCATCGCGGGGTTACTCCCGAACCGTTGGCGCTCCGTTCGCGGTGGATCCGTTGGGACGACACGACCGGGTCTAAAGTGCCCGTCACGAAAACTAATCGCCCGATGAACGCCCTTGACCAACGGAACTGGCGCGCTTTCGACGATCTTGCAGACGAGCCGCGCCGGGGGTTTGTTCTCAACGGCGACGGCATCGTCTGCGTGGACGTTGATGATTGCTTAACCCCCAACGGCAAACCGAAGCCGTGGGCGAAACGGCTATTGAAGCTTTTCCCGGATACGTGGGTAGAGATCAGCCCGTCAGGTCGAGGGCTGCACATCTGGGGTGTCGCGGATTTCCCCGCAACGCATTTCGCAACGTACTACGGCCACCGGATCGAGATCTACGGCGACCGTCGCTTCATCACCGTGACGAACAACCCTTTACCCAGGTGCGCTACTCATCTAGCCGACATTCAAACCCCCATCGACCGTTTCACTGATGGACAGTGAGGAGGAATCCATGCCGGGACCAGTCCCCAAGCGCTCTAGCGACCGTGTGCGTCGCAATAAGCCAGATGTGCCTCTCAAGATCGGCCAAGCACAACCAGTCAATCGCCCGCCCGAGGATCGTGCCTGGCATGTCATCGCAAAGCGGCTATATCGCTCGCTGAAGACCAGTGGGCAAACAACGTTCTGGCAGGACTCCGACTGGGAGTACGCCCGGTTCCTCATGGATCAGATTTCCCGCATGCTGAACACGGCAGGTGAAAAGCCTTTACGCGCCGGGCAGCTTGCGGAGGTCAATCGCATGATGGGCGAGCTGATGATGACCGAGCCAGCGCGTCGCCGCGCTCGAGTGGAGCTGCAGCACGCCTCCGGCGATACCAACGACGATCACCTGGGGTCGGTCACATCACTGGCTGACTTCCAGGGGGTGCTGTAGTTGGGTGATCTTGTCGCGGAGTTGATGCCCGGGTATTCCGTGGATCCAGCCACGGGAGCCTGGACAACGCTCCCATGGCCGGGCGATCCATCGTTGCCCTATACGCACGAAGATCGTGTGGATAAGCTCCCACCATCGCTGGGGCCACACATCATCCTGTGGGGGCAGAGATGGCTCCTTGACCCTTCTACTGGCAGACCGTGGCGTTACACGCCCGGCCAGAAACGTTTCCTGCACTTGTGGTACGCCATCGACCCGGCAACCGGAAGGAAGCTGTACCGGTCGGGGGCTAAACGCGGGGCGAAGGGAACCGGTAAGGATCCTCTCGCCGCAGCAATGGCCATCACAGAGTTCTGTGGCCCAGTGCAATTCGCTTACTACAAGGACGGAGCCACCGTCGGGAAACCATTGCGCATGCCACTGGTGCAGATCGCAGCGAACAGCCTCGACCAGGCCGGCGACGTCCTCCGGGTCGCCAACGCGATGATGTCACCAGAGCTGAAATCCACCTACGGAATCGACGCGGGACTCACCCGCACGATCCGCACCGGGGGAGGCCGCATCGAACTACTCACCGCCTCGGAGAAATCATCAGAAGGTGATCCAGCGACGGCAATCTTCCTCAACGAGACCCACCACTGGACGCACACTTCCGGAGGCCAGAAAGTCGCGGCAGTCGCACGACGCAACGTTGGTAAATCCCCCGCAGACATCCAAGCCCGGATCGTGGAATTCACCAACGCCCACGCGCCGGGCACGGATTCGGTGGCCGAGGGCACGTTTAACGAATGGGTGGCACAGCAACGCCGACCGGTCGAATACCGCGACCTGTTGTACGACTCGGTGGAAGCTGCCCCAACGCTCGATGCGTCGAATCCGGATGACATTATGCGAGGGCTCCAGCAGGCGTACATGGACGCCCCATGGGCGGATCTGGAACGCATCGCCGCTGAAATGCTGGATACCCGAACACCTGTGGCCGATTCGATCCGGTTTTACTTCAACGGACTAGCCGCGGCTGAGGACGTGTGGGTCGACCCGCGAGCGTTCGACGAGCTCGCCCGCCCCGACACGATTGTGGAGGAAGGGGAAAAGATCGCCATGTTCCTTGACTGCTCGAAGTCCGGAGACGCCACGACCGTGTCAGCCTGCCGGCTTTCCGACGGACACGTGATGTCCCTCGGCGGGTGGCGTAAGCCTCACGGTCACCGCGGCAAGGACTGGCTAGCCCCAAGAGAGGAGGTCGACGCAGTGGTACGCGAAGCCTTTGAGTTCTACGACGTCCAGTGGTTCGGAGTCGACCCCTCCCCCGCGACCGACGAGGAAACCGAACACCTGTACTGGATGCCGCTGATTGACCGGTGGCATCAGGATTTCCAACGCCATCTGAAGGTCTGGGCAACCCCCGGCGCAGGTGGCCATTCAGTACTGTTCGATATGCGCATGTCGACCTCCGGGGCGGTAAGACGCAACCGCCAATTCACTGAAGCTGCCATGCAAACGCAGGTGGACATCGAAGAAGAGAAGACGCTCACCCATGACGGCGACCCAATGCTGCGACTCCACGTGCACAACGCACGCCGGCGTCCAAATCAATGGGGCATAAGCCTCGGCAAGATCAACCGATCATCGGACAAACTCGTTGACTACGCCGTCACGATGGTCGGAGCCCGCATGGGTCGCCAGATCGCCCTACGCAGCCCGAAGGTAAAGGCCACCCGCCGACGCGGAGCAAGGATGGTGAAAATGCAATGAATGACGCAACAGCGCTCGCCCGACTAGGCGAAACCACAACACTGCTCCACCCCGAAGAGCTACAGCTACTCCGCAAGCTCATTGCCCAATTCAACAGCCTGCAGCACCGCAACCGTCTACGCACCCTCTACCTCGAAGGCGAACGATCCCTTCGCCGCGCCGGGCAGTTGGGTATGGCGCTGCCGCCTCAGTTGGGCAAGCTCGAGACTGTGTTGGGGTGGCCTGCTAAGGCTGTGGAGGTGCTGGACAACCGTTTGGATCTACAGGGGTTTGTCACGGCGGGTCAGGCTGAGGTGGACGACACTGTCGAGCAGATCGCGCGTGAGAATGATCTGTATAACGAGGCGCGGCTGGCGCATACGGCAGCGATGACGCACGGTTGTGCGTTCATCACGGTCTTTGGCGGTGACGAGTTTGTCGGCGAGCCAGAGGTGGTTATTACCACTCGTTCGGCAGAGGAAGCCACGTGCCTGTGGTCGCAGCGATCACGGCGGGTTGTCGCCGGCATGACGATTAATGCTGGGTTGGACGGTATAGAGTCCGACCAGATTAACTTGTTCATGGATGACCGTGTGGTCAGTCTGTGGCAGGAAGGCCGTCAGCTGGTCGTTCATCGCCAGCCGCATGACCTTGGTGAAACTCCGATGGTGATGTTGCCGTATCGCCCGAGGCTGAAGAAACGGTTCGGGATTTCGCGGATTTCCCGTCCATTGATGAACCTGACGGACTCTGCTGTGCGTACGGTCATCCGTATGGAGGGTACGGCGGAGTTCTTCAGCTTCCCGCAGCGTTGGGCAACTGGCGTTGATCAGGAGGACTTCGACGACACGTTCAAGACTTACTTGAATCGCATTCTTGCTCTGGGCGCTGATGAGGATGGTAACCAGCCGACGCTGGGAACGTTTGCGGCTGCGTCTCCCCAGCCGCATATCGACCAATTGCGTGCGATTGCGATGATGGTTTCCGGTGAGACCTCAATCCCGCCCAACTATCTCGGCATCATTCAGGATAATCCGGCGTCCGCGGATGCCATTAAGGCTGCTGAGGCTGATTTGGTGAAGGGAGCGGAGAGGGCTCAGGCGACGTTTGATTCTCCGTGGTGCTCGACGATTCGTATCGCGCAGAAGATGCGTGATGGGGTTGCTGACGAGCGGCTGATGCATCTGCAGGCTAAGTGGCGTGATGCGTCGACGCCGACGAAGGCAGCTGACGCGCAGTCTGTGATGACGCTCGTTGGAGCTGGGGTGTTGCCGAAGCAGTCGGAGGTGACCTGGGAGCTGCTCGGTTACGATCCGGTGACGATTTCGAGGTTGAAGGCTGAGTGCGCACGCATGGAGGATACGAACCGTGTGGTGCAGCTGGCTGGGGTCTCTGAGATCGATCCGCCTGGTGAACAGCAGCCTGAAGAGATTGAAGATGCGCCGGAAAGCGATGATCCATTAACGAGTAACGCGACGTCTGTCGTTTAAGCAGCGTTGAGGGGAGGCAATCATGCCATCTGATTTGGCGCACTACAAGTACGCCCTGGGGGTTATCGAGAAGGCGGCTTTACGCCGTCTAGAGGATTGGTGGACTGGAACGAATCGCTTCAATCACGATCCGAAGGTTCTGCTTGATCTGTATAGGGAACCGTTCTCAGCTCTGGTGCAAGCGTTTGGAGCTCAAGCGGCACAGCAGGCGGTAACTCAGCTCATTCTGACGCGGTCGTTGGATGACGAGTTGAGGTTTCTTCCGACGCCAACTGCTGCCGAGGTTGCGAAGGACGAGCAGATCCAGCTGTCCCTTCAGTGGGCGCTGAATACGGCTAAGGCTGCTGATGGGGAGTTCGCTCCCCCGTTGGCGAAGACGAAACTTCAGGGGGTGCTTAACCGGTTAGTTCTGCAGCCAGCCCGGGACACGATGGTTAAGACGTGTGAAAGGGACGGCACGGGGTACGCGCGAATCCCTGAGCCGGGAGCGTGCCATTTCTGTCTGATGCTTGCTAGCCGTGGGGCGGTGTATGCCAAGGACACGGTGGTCACGACCAACATGATGTCGAGGTATCACGATCATTGCCGATGCTTAGGGATCGAAGCGCCTCGAGCTACGACGAAGAACCGGTTCGCGGGGCTTCCGCCAGTCAATGAGCAGTTACGACAAATGTGGGATGCCAACGTGGGCGCAGAGACGAAGAAAGACTGGACGTCGTTGCAACGTCGGCAACAATGGCGGAATCTCATTATCCATAAACGACGAGAAAAGACCGGTAGCGATGCGCCGGTTCGGTGGCCTCCGCTGCCCGGAATCACCACCCCGAAGTACACGCTGAACGCGAGCTACAGCACGTTCGGGAAGGTTGAACCCCTACCGGCTCTCGACAAGATGCCCGGCCATGTCCTCTTCGGCTGGACTGACAACGACAAAGAACTACCAAAGATCGAGGGCGATAGCGTACCCGACTACGGTAGGGAAGCCCACACTCGTGGTGACCAACAGGGGCACCGTTACGGATCACAAAGACCAGGCGCAACGATGTTCCCGAAGGAATGGTCGGATCAAAAGATCGTGGATGCAGTCAGAGACACAATCGAGACACCAGACCTTTACATGCCACTGGGAGGGAATGCTGTTCCCCGGAGAGTGCGCAAGAATGTAGACGGCGTCCTGGTCGAGGCAGAATGGATTTTCCTGAATGGAGAGGCTCATTTCCGTTTTGCAATGCCGATACGAGGTAAGGGCGTGACAATGATTAACAAACAGAATAAGATTGTCGATGCTACAGATCGCATGTACCACGAGAAACAATTCCAGCGAATAGAGAAAAACCTGTGATGGAAGACCCCGCGCTCACGTTGTATGAAGAGTTCCTCTCACGTTATGAGCAGCAGTTCATCTCTGCAGGAATTGACCACGCATTTTCACCTGCATACGGCGGCGAGTACGAATGCGCACTCGAAAACGCTATCTATTATTCAATTGACGGTGATATAACCATTGCTCCCGACATGCTCGACAAGATCCTTGGTCTGTTTTCACCTAGCACCGAACCGCATCAGTCGATTCGTAGTTTTCTAAAGAAACATCGCCCCGACTACCAACCAAAAATAGCGACGTAAAAACCGCTCGCTCTCTCCTCCTCAGCCCCGCCCACCCAACCGGTGAGCGGGGCTGAACCATGGAAACACCGGGTTCGAATCCCGGGAGGAGAACAACACCCCAACACAACCAACCGCCCCGCACCGAAACCACGGCGCGCCGGGCGGTTTTCGTGTTGCTCCGGGGTGGACAACCACAAGAAGCACTACCCCAGCAGAACCACTGCCAGGGTGAGGACCAACCAAGGAGGGTTCATGAATCAGACGCACAACGATGCTCCCGAATCCAATGACACCGACACAAACACCCCGACGCCAACGCCACGCGACGTAGCCGACCGCGCCGGGAACAACAAGCAGGAGTTCAAAGCCCCACAGTCCCAGGCAGAGCTAGATCGAATCGTCGAAGCCCGTCTAGCCCGAGAGCGCGCGAAGTACAGCGACTACGACGCGCTACGTGAAAAGGCCGAGAAGTTCGACCAGGCCGCCGAGGCGAAGAAAACCGAGCTGGAGAAGGCAGCAGAGCGCATCGCTGCCTTGGAAAAGGAAAACAGCGCCTTCAAGCTCGCTGAAACTAAAGCGCGGATCGCCGCGGAACACGGCCTCTCCCCTGACCTGTTGGCAGGTTCGTCTGAGGAGGAACTCTCCAATCACGCGGCGAAGCTTAGAGAAGCGTTCGACAATGCCGCGGCTAATGCCACCTCTCAGCGTGGCCCACGTCTCCCCGGTGAAGCAGCCGGCAAGCCTCCACAGGCCGCTGACTGGCTGCGCCAAGCCTTCAGCAACTAACCATTTCTTAACGAAAGGAGCCTAACCATGGCTAATCAGTTTAATAACATCGTCGGTCGCGCCGACGTTTCCGATGCCCACCTGCCGACGCAGGTAACCAAGGAAATTATCCAGGAAGCCCCGAAGTCGTCCGTTATGCTCACCCGAGCACGCAAGGTTCCCATGAGCTCCGCTAAGTCTAAGCAGCCGGTGCTGGCGAGCCTGCCCGAGGCGTACTGGGTCAACGGTGACACGGGTCTGAAGCAGACGACCAAGACCGGTTGGGAGAACCTGACCATGACGGCCGAGGAGCTGGCCGTGATCGTGCCGATCCCAGATGCTCTCATCGCCGATGCAGATGTTCCACTCTGGGACGAGATCAAGCCGCTGATCGCAGAAGCGTTCGGCCAGAAGATCGACTCTGCGGCGCTGTTCGGTGTCGATAAGCCGGATTCTTGGCCTGACGACGTGTTCAAGGCGGCTAAGGCTGCTGGTAACACCGTCACGGCATACTCTCACGGCGATCTTGGTGCTGACGTGGCCGCACTGGCGGGCAAGGTATCCAAGCAGGGCGTGAACATCAACGGCTTCATCTCCGAGCCGGGTTTGAACTGGGAGCTGATCGGACTGCGCACCGCACAGGGCGCGCCTCTGTACTCCCCATCTATTGCCGAGGGGCAGCCGGACACGCTGTTCGGTCGGTCGCTGGACGAGTTGTACTCCGGTGGCTTTGACTCTGAGAAGGCCAAGATGATCGCGCTTGACTGGACGAAGTTTGTCATTGGTATCCGCCAGGACATTACTTATGACCTGTTCCGAGAGGGTGTGATCACTGACGCGAACGGAAAGGTACTGCTCAACCTGATGCAGCAGGACACCAAGGCTCTGCGTGTTGTCATGCGCGTCGGCTACCAGGTGGCTAACCCGATGACTCGTGTGGCCAAGGGCAAGAAGCCATTCCCCGCCGGCGTGCTGCTCCCGGGCGATCCGGCTGCCAGCGGGTCGGCTGCGACGGAGTAAACCACCGAGCGTAAGGAGGTGATGGCACATGTCTCTCACGACACCTGACGATGTGCGGGCGCGGTGGCTGTCATCGGCTCCCCTGCCAGACGACACAGCCATTGAGGCATGGATCGAGGATGCGGAGACGCATATCCTCGCTGAAATCCCGACATTGGCCGACCAGCTGACGGACGATCCTGATGGGCAGTGGCGAAAGCGAATGGTTTACGTGACTGTCCAGCTGGTCATGCAGGCGTTGAAAAACCCCGACGGAGTGCGGCAGCAATCGCAGACCTCGGGGGTTTTCACCAATGCTGTGACCTACGGGACTGAGACCATCACGTCTGGCTTCACTTTGTCCCCTGTCCACCGCGCAATGCTGACAACGGGGACAAAGAAGAACTTCGGTTTCGATATGACCGAGTCCCGTTCCACGTCTCACTCGCTGGAGTATGCGTGGGTCAATGGTCCTGACCACTTAGCTCCCACCGAAAGGTGGTGAGCGGAGTGCCCCCTTTCCCCACAGGAAACACTGTGACGGTGCGCCGCTTCGTTGGCGAGGACACGACGGGATACAACCCACGACCGATGTACGGAAAGCCTGAACAGATCCGTGTTCTTGGCTGGGCACATCCGTCTGTAGAGATCACCGTCTCTGGTCAAGAGATTGGCCGGGTGGATTACGACCTCACGTTGTATGCCCCGACAGGTGCAATCGGACGACGGGATCACGTCACCATCGGAACCAAATCATTCCGTGTGGATCACATCGCCAACTACGACGATGCGCCACCGGGATGGCTCGTCCCCCACCTCGACGAGATCCGCCTTAAGGAGGCATAAATGATCGAAGTCGTGACGACTGTCCCCGCAAACGGATCGCTAACTGTCGACCACTGGCCGACGAATGAGGTCACCATCTGTGACGGTGCCCTCATGATCACCAGGCAGGAGGGAATGGTGACGCTCGCCGGGTACTCCTCGACGGCGTGGAAGGCATTCCGACTGCTCAACGACGACGGGACGGAGATCGAATGAAGCTGAAGTGGAACCGCCAGAGTTTTGAAAACGTCCGGCGTGCCCCCCGCGTCATTAGCGAGGTCGACCGTCAAGCAACCCGGGTAGCTGCAGCCTGCGGCGGCGGCTACGTGACCTCCGGTCAACAGGGAAAAACACGCTACCGGTCGATTGTCTACCCCGACACGTGGCGGGCGAAACAAGACAACTGGCGTAACAACACAATGGTTAAACGCGCCTCCGCGTGGGGGTTGAAGATGACAGGAGGTTGACATGCAGCCTGAAATCTTCGTGCGGAACTACCTCCGCCAACACATTCCAGATGTACCGACCGTCTTCAAGATGCCGGCCAGTATGCCACCCCGGCTGTTACGGATCGATCCCGCCCCACCTCGCCAACTGTCCTTAGTGACAGCCTCCGCAGCTGTGATCGTCCAAGCTTACGGGCCTGACGATGACACAGCCCACGAGGTTCTACGCACAGCGTGGCGAGCCTTGGAGGATCTCGAGATGCAACCCGAGGTGCTGGGCTGGCAGGTCGGTAATCTGCCACACTTTTTCCCCGACCCAGACCGTCCCACCATCGCCCGATGGCAAATGGTGGGAAACATCATCTACAACTGCGCGCCGTAACGGCACGCAGTTTTTTCATGCCTATAGAAAGGAACACTCACCATGCGTAACCGCGACAATGTCTTCGCCGGAGCACCAGACATCAAGGCAGCCGGTGGTATGACACTCGGCCCTGCAGTGAAGGACACTTCGCTCTACCCGACCGACGCAACCACGGAACTGAACCAGGGGCTCAACCACGAGCCGGGCGGCTTCATCTCCGAAGATGGACTGACCCAGACCATTGACCGCAACACCGAGAAGATCAAGGACTGGAACGGCGATACCGTCCGCGTTGTCCAGACCGAACACGGCGTCACGGTCAAGGCCACCTTCCTCGAAAGCGCCAACGCCGCAGTACTGCGCGCAGCATACGGCGACCAGAACGTACAGATCGACGAAGCCAAGGGAACCGCCTCGATCACCCTCAACGGCGACGAGCTCGAACACCGCTCCCTCAACTTCCAGATGAAGGACGGCAAGGACCGCGGCATCCGCGTATTCATCCCCGACGCCCAACCGATTTCCGTCGGAGACGTCACCTTCGTCCGCAACGACGTCATCAAGTACGAACTCGAGTTCGAATGCCTCGCCGACGCCGAAGGTCGAAAGATGCTGCAGTTCTTCACCGGCCTGCAGAAGAAGGCTCCCGAAACAACCCCCGGCGCTGAAAACTCCGGCAACACCGTCGAGACCGACGCCGGCAACACCGTCTAACGACGACCAAACCTAACTCCCCTTCCCCGGCCCACAGGAAAAGCGGATCGCCTGTGGGCCACCCATTCATCAGGATCCGCAATTTTTCCAAACAGCCACTACCGAAAGGATCGCACCCATGGCTAAGCCAAAGACATACCGCTTCGAAGTCCCCGTACTCGAAGGACCGGACACACTCACCTTCGTCACATCCAACGGAACCGAGATCGTCGTCCCATGGATCGAAGACGTTGTCTCCTTCAACAAGATGGAGGAAATGCGAAAGAGCGCAGACAATGAAGAAGAGCTAGCCCTCAACCTGATGGATAGCATCCTTCCCGAAGCAACGGTGAAGGAAATCCGCGACCTACCAATGCGCGAAATCCTGCTATTCATCGAACACTGGACCAACGGTCGCGAGGCCGCCATGGGGGAATCCTAAGCGTCTGCGACTTCCTCGCCGACCCACACCGCCGCGCCGGGCTAGAGGCGGATCTGATTCGCGTTGGTGCGCGTCTCCGGTGGGTGGGTGATGGAACGGATCGTCTGTCGTGGCGAGATGTGTTGGTGATGATCAGGTGCGCGGATAGGGATTCGTCGTTGCTTGGTGTCGTGCATCCGCATCTTGCTGGGTGGGACATCAATACGACGTTGTTGTCCGCGATCCTGTTCACATCTCAGGTCGCTAACTGGCAGCGCGGAGGAGGCAAAGGGGATCGGCCGAAGCCGCTTACCCCAGAGTCTCTCGCGGACAAGTCATCGTCTGAAGTGTCTGCAGAAGATAAACAATCGGAGCAAGCCGGCGATATTCCCACTCTTGAGGAGTCGGGTACGTATCGCGTTGCGGTGCGCTCGTCATCAGATATTGCAAAGGAGATGGGCTGGGCGTAGATCCCCCTCTTTTCCGGTGTGGGGGCTGCGCATCGGCCTGTTTCATCTGTTCAATTTTAGGAGTTGCCGGTATGGCCAACGAGCTTGCTGTTGGGTACATCTCGATCATTCCCGAGACGTCCAAGATTGCTCCCGGGGTGAAGTCTGCTCTCGGACAGGCTCAGAAGGAGTCTGATTCGCAGGGTCAGTCTATGGGCAGCAAGCTGGCTGGCGGTATCGGCAAGACGATGAAGGCCGGTGCGTTAGCGACGGGTGCCGCCGTCGGTGGTGTGCTGGCTACATCCATCGCGAAGGGCTTTAAGCGCCTGAATGCTCTGGACCAGGCTGAGGCGAAGTTCAAGGGTCTGGGCGTTACAGGCGGCGAGTTGTCTAGTGCGATGGACTCGGTGTCGAAGTCTGTCAAGGGCACGAGCTTCGGTCTGGACGAGGCAGCAGGATCGGCGGCGAAGCTGAACGCCGTGGGCGTGGAAACGGGTAAGAGCCTGGATCGTGCGATGACGCTCACCGCCGACATTGCTGCGCAGGCGGGCACGTCTATGGACGACGTGTCGTCGATCATGGCCAAGATCGCCGGTGCAGGCAAGGTCACCGGCGAAACCCTGGCACAGCTCGATGATCGTGCTACGGGTGCGGGCGCGGCTATCGCTGACCACCTGGGTGTGTCGATTGACGAGATGCGCGAGAAGGTATCTGCGGGTGAAGTGTCTTTCGAGGACTTCCAGATTGCGATGGAAAAGCACCTGGGAGGTGCTGCGCAGAAGACCGGTGAGACCTTTTCGGGCGCGTTTGCCAACATGGGTGCGGCTGCTGGACGTCTCGGCGCGAACCTGCTCGCTCCCGCGTTTACCGCTGCTCCTGCCTTGTTTGGTTCCATCGGTAAGGCGTTCGACTCGATGGGTGAATCCATCAAGCCTGCGATGGAGCGACTCGGCACTGCCCTGACCCCTGCGATGGAACGGCTGGGTGTGGTGATCGAGGAGAAGATCGCCCCAGCTGTCGGTAAGGCTGCCGGTGCTCTCGCCGATTTCGTAGCTGGTCTGGTGGTCGATGGGCTGAACTCCGATATTTGGGGACGTATCGGCGAGTCGTTCGGCAAGATCGCCTCTGCTGCTGGGCAGGCGTGGCCGAGTGTATCCAGCTTGCTGCAGTCTCTGGGGTCGGTCGCGGCGAATCTGAGTGTGGCCACGTGGGAGGCGTTCGCCAATATCCTCAACGCGGTTGCCCCGCTGATTTCGAATGTTGTCGTGCCAGCGCTCACGGCTGTCTCTGATGTGGCGGCGAAGAACCCGGGTGCAGTACAGGCGCTAGCCACCGCATTCCTGGGATTCCGTGCAGTCAAGGGCGTAGTGGGTCCAGTAACGGACGTGACAAAGGCCATTACTGGTGCGGTAGACAAGGCCAAGCTTTACGGCGGTGCCCTGAAGACCAGCTTCGAGTATGCGGGGCAGGCTGCCCCTAATGCGGGCAAGTTGGGCAAGGCGTGGATCGTACTGAAGGGCAATGCGACAGCTGGTCTGCAGGCGCTGGCGAAGTCGAACCCGATCATCGGTGGACTGTCGAAGGGGCTGAAGGCTCTGTGGGGTGTCATGGCGGCCAACCCGATCATCGCGGTGGTTGCGGCCATCGCGGCTGTCACTGCCGGGCTGACATGGTTTTTCACCAAGACCGAAACCGGTAAGAAGGCCTGGGCAGCTCTGACCGATTTCATGAAGTCCGCCTGGGAGAGTGTGTCCTCGGCGCTGTCTGCGGGCTGGCAGTGGATCCAGCAGAACGTGTTCGAGCCGCTGAAAACTGCTTTCGAAACCATCAAGTCGTTCATGACCACCGGCGATACTGCTGGGCTTCAAGAGATGCTGGGGCTGGGTGAGGACTCCATGGTCATCACGGTCATCAACGGCCTTCGTGATGGATTCATCATGCTGAAGGACTTCGCCGTCCAAGCGTGGGATGCAATGTCCGCGAAGTGGCAGGAGTTCACGACAGGTTTCGGCCAGTTCTACAACACCTGGGTGCAACCGATAATAAACGTAGCCACCACCGCGTTCGGCGTAGTCAGGGACGTAGTCGGCAGCGTAGCCAGCGCCTTCGGAACATTCGCCTCGGCTGTCGGCACAGCTCTGTCCGCCGCCAGCGCAGTTGTCTCCAGCGTGGTTGGCTGGATCGTTGAGCGGTTCCAATCCATCGCAACGGCGCTGCAGCCGGTAACCACCACCATCGGGGCCGTGTTCTCCCGGGTGGGCGAGATCGTCCGGCAAATCTGGGAAGGCTCCATCAAGGCGGTGTTCGATGCGATACGCACCGCCGCCGACCTTGTGGGAATCGCATTCCAGACCTTCGGGCAGGTCGTACGCGCCGCGTTCAGTGCGGTCGGACAGATCATCCGTTCGGTCTACGACAACCTCATCAAGCCGCCTCTAATGCTGTTCCGCCAGCTAGCCGGCCTTCTGGCCGATGTGCTGACGGGTAACTTCTCGAATATCGGCAACCGGTTCCGCCAGCTGGGCGGTGCGATGAAGAACGTAGTCCTGGGGCCCATCCGGTTTGCGTTTGACCAATTCAAGGCCGCTGCAGGATTCGCGAAGGATGCGTTCAATGCATTCAAGGATGGCGTGGGCAGAGCCAAGGACAGGATCGTGTCGTACCTGTCCGACATGGTTAAGAAGTTCCTGGATGTTCCCGGCAAGATCAAGTCCGCGTTCGCCTCTGCAGGATCGTGGCTGTCAGACGCCGGACGTAACCTGATCCAGGGTTTCGCCAACGGTATCCGCTCCGCCACTGGATGGATCGTCGACGCGATTAAGGGACTTGTCCCCTCTGCGCTGCACAAGTTCTTGCCCTTCGCGGACGGCGGATTTTTCTTCCTCAACGGAACCGAAGACCACCGCGCCATGATCGCAGGCGCAGGAAACGGACGCACACCATTCCGCGTATGGGCAGAACCCGAAACCGGCGGCGAAGCTTACATCCCGCTGGCACCAAGCAAGCGCACCCGAAGCACCGCCATCCTCGCCACCGTCGCCGACAAATTCGGCATGACCGTAGTCGGCAAACACACCGGCATGCCAGTAGACCCCCGATACCGCGGAAACATCGGCGCGCGCCGGGCAACTGCGTTTGCAGATGGAGGTATTACGTCCGCCGATGTGCTGTCCTGGGTTCGCGGCCGGACTGTGCACGGAATGAAGCCGCCTGGTGGGCGTAGTCTCGAGGGCGCTAAGTACGTATGGGGCGGAGGCAGTGCATCTAACTGGGGTGACTGCTCTGGCGCGATGTCGCTGATCGCTGGCTTCGTGAAGGGCTTCTGGAAGCGCCGACCGCTGACACGACTGTTTGCCACCAGCAATGAGGGGTCAGTGCTGGCCAGCATGGGCGCTAAGCAGGGCTTAGGCCAGAGGAAAGACTTCAATATTGCCTGGTTTAACGGGGGAAGCGCAGGCGGTCACACGTCGGGCGATGTCGGTGGCGTAGCGCTGGAAATGGGTGGTGGCCGCGGCAATGGCCAGATTGGTGGCCGGGCGGCTAATTCCCGTCACAGCCAGTACACCCACCGCATGCACTTCGTGCTGGCCAATGCACCGTCTCGCCCGGCTGCGAAAAAGCCGGCACCAGCCACGGGCGCTGGTTCGGCGTCGAATGCTGACGTTGCGTCTACAAGCACGACGGAGATTTCGTCCTCGGGCGGGTCGTCGAATGTGAACTGGGGTAAGGCTCAGGAGTTGTACTCACAGGCCGCCGACTTCCTTGGGGTGGGGCGGGCGTCGTATTCCGCCCCGCAAACCGCGGGTAGTAGCGCGGTGGAAACCCGCGATCCTCATACTCCGAACAAGAAGACGGGTGTACCTCAAGGCGATAAGCCACGGCCAACGGCACGGTGGGGGCAACCGTTCTTCACTTACGAGATCGCGCGTGCAGCGAAGGAAAAGCGTCTGCCGTCTCGTGGCGCGATGATCGGTGTGGGCACTGCCCTGGTGGAGTCTGGCGATCCGATGCGCATGTGGGCTAACCGGGCAGTGCCCGAAAGCCTTGCGTTCAAGCATGACGCGGTGGGTTCCGACCATGATTCGGTGGGGCTCTTCCAGCAGCGTGCTAACGGTGCGTGGGGTTCAACCGCTGACAGAATGAGCCCGTTCAAGTCCGCAGGAATGTTTTTCTCCGCGATGCTGCGGAAGTTTCCGAAATGGGCATCAATGGCTCCGGGCGCTGTTGCCCAGGGCGTGCAGGTCAGCGCTTTCCCGGCGAGGTACGCGGGGAAGATGGACAGGGCGATGGCTCTTGTCCGGCAAACCCGGCTGTATGACCAAGGTGGTGTCTTACCCCACCGTGGCATGTCGGTGAATCTCAGCCGTAAGCCAGAGGCTGTGTTGACGAATAGCCAATGGGCAAATTTCGCCCGCTCGACGCGAGCAACGGAATCGTTAGCGACCAGCCTTCAGCGTGGCCTCCCGGAGTTCCAAGCATTGGCGAAGGCGGGGCCAGATGCGTGGGTCAGAACTGCCGCTGCCGTGGAAAAGCTGGCCTATAGCGGAGATTTCACTGGGGCGGAGCCTTTTGACGAAGACTCAGCTTTCACGGACATTGGTCTGCGCTTGCACGAGATTCAGCAGCAGTTCCAGGCTGGCATTGACCAGGCAATCACGTCGGTGAAGAACTTCGGCCTCACGGTCGGCGGTGGCTTCATCAGCAAGGCGGAGATTGTCCGAGATGCAGAGGCCGGCTTGGAGCAAACACGCGAGCAGATTGCAGCCGAGACGATCAAGACGGCAGAACTGGAAAAGGATCTGGCGGAGGCTCGGGCAGAACTGTCGAAGGCACGTGCGAAGGGTGCAACACTTTCGACTGCGCAGACTCGCCGGCTGGCTGATGCGGAGGAGGCGCTAGCCAAGGCGCGCAAGGTCAAGGACGCTTCGAAGCGCGCCGAGGCGATGGCCAAGGCGCAAAAGCGTTTGGACCGCGCCAATGAGGACATCGCCGAGGGGCTGGAAAAGTCGGCGGATAAAAACGCCGAAGCTGTGAAAAAGGCGATGGCTAAGGTCTCCAAGGCTGAAGGAGCCCTCACAGCTGCGCAGATGAAGCAGGCTGATGCAGCACTCAGGTTGGAATCGGCTGAGCGCACTGTTGCAGCAGCGCGGTATAAGGCGATTGGTGATCTGGCTGTCGGAGTCGTTGACGCTGTCGCTAAGGGCGCGGGAACCGTCGCCGCGTATGCAGAATCCATGGCCAAACTCGCCGGTGAGGTAGAGAAGGTTCGCCAGGAGGTATCGAAGCTGGCTATCGCGAGCGTCAATGCTCGCTGGGCAGCCATGGAGGCCGTATCCGGCCTGCGTACCTCTGAGACAGACTTGGCCAAGGCACGCTGGGAAGGGCTAGTGTCCGTTGCCAGGGCTGAAGCCACCTTGGCAAAGGAGCGCCGCGGTCACCTCACGATGGGCGCGGAATCTATTCAGAATCTCGCGTCTGCCGTCGACCGGTTCCGTGTCGCTGGCGTCGACGCTGTCGATGACATCCTGCTGACGTGGGTTGAAGATCAAGGTCTGGTGCTCGAGGCCGAATGGGCGTTGAAGCAAGCCAGGGCTGAAGCTGCGCTCGCTCAACAGGAAGCCAGCCTCAAGCAACGCTTGGCTCAGATCAACATGGCGCAAGCCACAATGGAGCAAATCTACATCTCAGATCAGCTCCGACTCCAAACGGCGCTGCTTGCCCAACAGCAAGCCGCAACGTTTGGCGTGGGTGTGACCCAAATGGGTGCGCTTCAGCGGATGGGGCTAGCAGTACAGAAGATCTTCACCGGGCTGGCGAAAGTGATTGGCGGTATCGCAACCGCCGTCGCAGGTTTCGCAGTCGCCGGACCTCTCGGCGCAATCCCCGGTGTCATCACCGCACTATCAGGAATCCCAGATCTAGCCGGAGGTATCTCTGGCGCAATCGCTAACAGAAAGGAAGCCAAGAGTGCATGGAAAGACCTAGATAAGGGAGCCAAGGCCGCCGCGGGCGTAGGCATCGCAGGCGCTGCCCTTTCCGGTGCAGCAGGTATCGCTGCGGGCACAGTCGGAGGCCTGGGGCCAGATGCCATCACCGGTGGTCTACAGGTCGGAAACGGCATCCTCGACGCCACCTTCGGATCTCTCACCCAGGTCGCTGAAGCGCGTATGGAAGCCATCACCGCAGAGCACACCAAGCGGATGGACGAGCTACAGCGCAGCTATGACCTAGACAAGGCACTCCTCGAATCACAAAAGGCAGGACTCCAAGCAGGCTCCAACGCCACACTGGAAAAGCTCCGCCTCGATGTAGAGGTAGCCAAGATCGGTCGAGAACTCGGCAAGGCCAAGGCCGACAAGGAAGACGCCCATGTCATCACCGCCCTGGAAACCGCCCTGGCTCAAGCCACAGCACAACAAACCGCTCTCACCAACCAGATCGCCTCGAGCCAAGCCCACCTCGACGCCGCAACCAAGGCACTCGAAACCACGGCAAAGGATCAAGGCAAAACCATCCACGTCACCCTCAACGGCGACAACTTCACCTCAACCCAGGTCGAAGACCTCGCCCGCGTCGTCGAGGAAAACACCGACAACATCAACATCCGCCTCACCACCCTCGAAAAACGAGACGCGCCGGGTGCAATGGCGTATGCGAATGCAAGGAGGTAACCGATGTACGAAATCGGATACATCGACCCCAGCGGCCACGATTGGGAACTAACCAGCCGTGGCCGTTCATCCGGGGTGTTTATCACCGAAGACGGCATAGATGGATTCATCGGCCAGGCTGAAGACTCCACGTCTGAATCCATTGACGTGGCCGGCCAACTCCTCAACTCGGTCAAGATTAAGCCGTGGACAGCCACCCTTGAGGTTCTGCTGATCCCCTCTCCTGATCAACCTCGACACGACCTGTTCAAGCGCTGGCGCAAGGCATGGTCTAGAACAGCCACAGGAACAATCAGGATCACCACCGCAGACCTCGGCAACCTCTACTCCACCGTCCGACTGTCTGAGTTGATGCCACCACCAAAGATTAACCCCTTCGTCTCCGAGACAGCCGTCGCGCAAACACCGATCATCGGCGACGAAGGCGTCTGGTGGACAGCACGCAAAAAGGACTCCGGCAAAGTCCAGATCACCAACCCCGGACACGTCCCCATCTGGCCAACAATCACCTGGACAGGATCAGGTGGCCGGCTCACACTCCCCTCCGGAGCAACCTTCACTCTCCCACCGACCAACGCGCCACGATCAATCAACCTCAACCCCGCAGAGTCATTCATCGTCACTGACTCCGACGGCAACACCGACACCGACCTGTGGCACACCCTCGCCACCACCGCCTGGGCAGAACCAATCACTCCCCAACACACAGCCCAGTTCCAACTCCCACCCAACGCCACCATCCACTGGCGCATCGGCTTCCTCGACCCCTGGCAATAGGAGACCCCACCATGATCGACTGGACCAGCTTCCACAAACACCGCCAACACCTCATAAAAACCACCGGCCAATGGGCAGGCCTCCTCAACGAAGACGGCGAACCACTACACGACCTCCCACCCGTCATCGACATCCAAGGAGACACCACCCGCACAGACCTCTCCGAACTCACCATCACACTGCAGGTCAAATCCCCCACCGGCACAATCCACCCCATCGTCAACGACATCATCGCCGACCAACTCGGCAAAACCGACAACCAAGCCAGGCTCCAACCCGCCGCCCAACCAACCCGCTTCATCTGCTTCGAACGCCCCGGACTACGCCGCACCTACAGAATCATGTTCTGCGTAGCCCACGGAACCCACACCCCATCAACCATCACAATCCACGCCGTCACAATCCTCGACCTACTCAACGGCCTCCCCGCATGGTCCAACCCCCGATCAATCGACGGCGAATTCAAACACATCAACCAAGACTTCGCCACAATGTGGAAAACCCCCCGCAACGTCGCAGGATTCACCCTCGCCACCAAAGCAGACGGCTACACCGTCCACGGTCCAGCCACCACAGCAATCAAACGCATCATCGACGAATCCATGAACACCACCATGAAACTCACCGGCCACACAGACCCACCCATCGTCTGCACCATCGCGCCGGGGCCGTCGAGTCCGGATGTGTTCATTCGGCCAGAGGATGACTCTGTGTGGGACACGGTTGTGCCGATTGCGACAGCGGCGGGCGTGGAGATCGGCGCGACGCTGTGGTTTCCCGGTGATGAGAACACGTTGCAGCTATCTAAGCCGACGGTCGTGGTGACGCTCCGTCAGCAGGAAAGGAACTAGGACATGGGAAAGCCACTTGTCACGCTTATTTCCGACGGCGGGGAGATGACTGTCGGGCGTAGGGTTTCCACGTTCATTTACGGGAAAATGGCGGTCACTCTCCATGAGGGAGTTGTCCAGGATAAGCCGGATGACGATCTTGAACAGGGCTATATTGTTGCCGCTGACGGTGATACGCCGAGGGGGCGGTTCGATTTCACGTTTACCAGGCATGATGCCTCGATGAACATGGAACTCCATACTTCGGATATGGAGCAGGGTATTGTCGCTGCATCTAAGCGGGTATCCGGCGATGTGTTCTTTGAGAGAGATATTGAACAGTCAGGGTTCGGTCGGTGGGTGCCCGGTCGTGATTTCGATGTGGGCGATATCGTGAACGTGAGTGTGTGGGGAAAGCTTATTGAGCTTCCTGTCACGTCACTCAATCTTCACAATGGGTCGTGGGTCGCGCATGTGGGTGGGCAGATGATCCACGATGCAGAAAAGCTCCGTAGCCAGAACCAGAGCGTGGAGAAAACGATTGCGGATGAAAGGCGTCGCCTGGCTAAGGAAACCGGGGCGATTGCCTCGGTAGCGAACAAGGCGAAGTCGGATGCTGCGTCGGCTCAGTCCTCTGCCGACGCTGCCGGTACAGCCGCCAAGAATGCCCAGTCGTCTGCCGATGCCGCGGATCAGAAAGCTGTTGCGGCTCAGTCTAGTGCTGATCAAGCGGGGCAAGGCGTACAGAACCTGCAGGAAGTCCTCGCAGGGAAAAACGCCACCGCGCAGGATGTGACAGACCAGCTGGCAATTCTCAATGCCCAGTTGCAGGCTCGGGACGAGCCGACCGGTCCGCTGATACCCGCCTATATCGCTGCTAACACCGAGCGGTGGAAACTGCAGGACCAAGTGAACAAAATGCAGCAGCTCGAACAAAAGCGTTTGAGGGAGCTGGCCGAGTCCACACAAGCGGCGACCGCGGCTAACACCAAGGCACGTTTGCTGGGAGAACAGCTGGCTGAAGCGAAAAGACGCGAAGACAATCTACGCCCGAAGATGTCGGTCGCTTACCAACAGCAGTGGTTAAAGGAACCGTACACAACCCCGGATGGGCTTTTCCGATTTGAGACCGACAAGGCATCTCTCGACCGCGGCGTTTTCATTACGGCACTGGGCGATTGGGAAGGCGACATAGTGGTGTTCATGTCGAATATCACTGCATTCGGCACTGATGGCGGTACCGAGGTTTTGCTGGGCAGAATCCGCAAAGACGGCGGTAGGACGCAATTCTATAAGCCGGTGAAGCTAGTAGGCGTCAACCAAGTGGTCATCTTGGTTGTGCCCCAACTCTTCTAGGAGAAAAACTATGACTCGTGTGCAAGGCAATTTGAAGATAGTTACCGGTGCGGCTGACGACGTCACAGAGGTATGGGTGAGAGCAGCGCGCGCTCGTCCCGTCACTGGTGGCTGGCTCATGACTGCCGATGACCACCATCCGGTATCAGGCGGAGTGGTGGATCTGGAACTGCTACCGGGCGCATGTGTGCTAGTAGCAGTCACTGCTGGCGAGCCTGGCGAAAAAGTCGAGATGATCGTGCCGGAGTCGGGCACGGCCAGCTTGGAGGCGTGTATCCGTGCAGCGGAGTCCGCGGGCGACCTGGAGCGCGACGCTTTAGATGAGCTGCGCCGGGATTTTTCGGCGTGGATTGATGAGGCGCAGGGCGCTGTGTCCGCTGCGGGCGAGTCGGCTAATGCTGCCAAGGCTTCCGCTGACACTGCGAAAACGAGCGAGACGAACGCTGGCAAGTCCGCTTCGGCCGCTAAGGCTTCGGCCACGGCTGCCGATGAGTCCGCTACGGCGGCTGCGTCTAGTAGGTCTGACGCTTCGAGTTCCGCTAATGCTGCGAGGTCAAGCGCTGACGCTGCAAAGGTGAGTGAGGCTAACGCAGGGAAGTCCGCTAGTGCTGCTAAGTCTAGCGAGACTAGCGCTAAGGATTCCGCTAGTGCCGCTTCCAACTCTGCGAGCGCTGCTAAGACCGATGCAGATAAAGCCAACGGGTCTGCAACTACGGCGCAGGCGAAAGCTGGCGAGGCTGCTACGTCTGCCACTACGGCTAGTGACGCTGCGTCTCGGGCGTCCGCTTCTGAATCTGCCGCTGCTACGTCGGCTACTAATGCAGCTAAGTCCGCGTCGGCCGCGAAGACGAGTGAAACGAACGCCGGTAAGTCTGCTACTACGGCTTCTACTCATGCGACGAACGCGGGCAAGTCTGCGAGCGCCGCTAAGGCTGACGCTGACCGGGCGGAAAACGTTATCGACAACGTGGATTGGCACAATGACCGGCTGATGGTGATGGGAAAAATTAGTCCGCCTTTGACCGGCCCCAAGGGAGATAAGGGGGAGCCGGGCAAATCAGGCGCGTCTACATGGGACACGGTATCCGGTAAGCCTAGCGCGTTCCCGCCGGAGCCTCACAAACACACGGTAGCGGACGTTACAGACTTACCGGAGTCCACCCCCCAGGTGCGCAACGGCGCTATCGTGCAGCGTAACTCTAGCGGGCGTGCCAGTGTCAACGCACCACTGGATAGCCTAGAAATTGCGAACAAGGGCTACGTGGACACGACCATAAAGTCCGAAGTGCGTAATGCGGTGCAGGGTAAAGCGGATAAAAGCTATGTGGACTCTAAAGACGCGGAGGCGAAGGCGTTGGTGGGGTCCCGCCCGGCCTTCTTTTCTGGCGTGGGTAGTCCCCCGTCGGCCATTCCCGGCGCTGTCGTTGGGGATTACTATCTCGACGAAACGACGATGGAGCTTCACAAGATCACGGGGGTGTAAGCGATGGCGATTAAGACTGTTTCCCTTGGGAAAATGAGGGGAGAGGGGTGGGTCTTTCAACCCAAAGAAGACACGAGATACTACCTGCCAAAGGGGGATTACACGTTCTTGGTAGCGGGTGAACCTTATGGTTCCAGTTATATAGGCATTATCCCTAGCGCGGGGCGCTTCTACTCGAAAAAGGATAGAGTCTATTCAGCCGAAATACGGGGGGTTGAGTGGTTTGAGTTTCGTGGCGACATTTTGCAGGTGGCGATTATCCCCGGGGCGGTAATGAATAAGACACCGCGGGCAACACCCGCACCAGGCGCGGCGACGCCCCCGTCTGGCAACTCCCGTGGGAATTTTGAACTTGACGTTCTATACAAGGTTGGCGACACGGTGACTGTTCGGGATCAGACGCCGTCCATCAACGGCACCTACGAGTGCATCGAAGAACACAAGTCGTCGTTCTACGACTATCCGTGGAACAGCGCTCGGCGGTGGAAGAAGATTCTGGACGCCAACGGCAACCCCGTCTAGCAATAAGCAAAGGATAAAGCTATGACCACTATTTATGACCAGATCCGGACACTCCCGGACACCGAGTTCGTCGAGCTGAAAGCATGGATTGTCACTACGGAGACAGACCGCCGCGCAGCACTACCCGCCGTGGAGGAAGCGCAAACCGAAGTCGTCGAGCAACTACGCGAAGACGGCACACTACCACCACTTGAGGTCCCAACCGACGCAGAAGCAAAGGCCAACCCGGACAGCATTCCAGCGTGGGATAACCCCGGAACAGACCACGCGAAAATGTACACCTCGGGTATGATCGTTCGACACAACGGACGGATCTGGCGAAGTGCCACCACTAACCTCAATTCTTGGGAACCAGGCGCGCCGGGAGTGTACGACTTCATCTGGGAGGATGTAACCGACCAGTACGCCGCAACTGACGCTGACAGTGAAGGCACTGAAGAGCCAACAGAGGACGAGTCCGAGGAATCCTCGCCGGAGGAAACGGTCCCGGAATTCAAACAGCCCACCGGAGCACATGATGCATACGGCCAGGGCGACCGAGTCACCTACCACGGCGAAACTTGGGAATCCACAATCCCGTCCAACGTCTGGTCTCCGGACACGTACCCACAAGGCTGGAAGAAGCTCTAGCCACAAGCCAGAAAGCCCCACCTCGTGTGGGGCTTTTCTCATGCCCAGACAACAAGGGAGAAACCCATGCCATGCCATCCCATGAAAAAGGGAACATACAGAGAATCCAGTGGCTACGGGCCACGATGGGGCACGTTCCACGCAGGTATCGACTTCGCCGCACCAATCGGCACGCCAATCTATGCCGTCGCTGATGGAATCGTGGTGGAAGGCCGCGACCGCTACGGAGTATCAGGATTCGGCTCCTGGATCTGGCTCGACTGTCAGAAAAGCGTCGGCAAAGACTTCATCTACGGACACGTCAAACACTCCGGCATCCTCGTCAAAGCCGGCGACCGTGTAAAAGCAGGACAACAAATCGGCGTAGTCGGCAACGAAGGCCAATCCACAGGTCCACACCTCCACTTCGAGGTCTGGGGATCACCAGGCCGCATCGGTGGCCGACACGAAAACCCAGCCGGCTGGCTGAGGAACAAGCCACACCCAGGCAGAAACTCACCACCCAAGAAGGAACCTAAACCAGTGAGCACCCCCATCTACGGAATCGACATATCCAACTGGCAACGCGGCATCAACCTCACCGCAGTCAAAAAGGAAGGCTTCGCCTTCGCAATCATCAAAATCACAGAGGGAACCACCTACATATCCCCCTCCGCCAAACCCCAACTCGACCAAGCTCAACGCGCCGGGTTGTTGGTTGCTCAGTATCACTTCTTGACTAGGGGGAGTGTGCGGGCTCAGGCTGACCACATCAGGAGGAACGCTAACGGCAGTTTGCCGATTGCGATTGACTTCGAGCACAACCCGGCTAATGGCACGTTGCCGACGTGGGCGGATGCTGTCATGCTTCGGGATCTTCTGAAGCCTCATTTCCCGAGTGTGGGGATTTACACGAACGAGGCTGATTGGCGGAAGGCTGGGGCGCAGGCTTTCACGGGGTGGAGCTGGGTGTGGAAGGCGAAGTACGCCTACGCGCAGGGTGGTTTTGCTTCGGAGGTGTATAACCGTGCGCCGACGTGGGGGTGGAACCCGATGAATGGCCGTACTCCGGATCTCTGGCAGTTCACGGACAAGGCGCGCGTGGCAGGCATGAACGTCGATGCCAACGCCTTTCGAGGCACCCTCCCACAGCTCAGGGCGTTATGGCACCCCGGAAAGAATGCACCTGTTAGGAAGACACCACAAAAGGAGACCAACATGGAACTTCAACTAATCCTGGATCAGCTCGCTGGAGCGGATCGGAAGAATGGCCGGCCAACGTTTAAGGGCTGGAACCTAAAGACGGTACTCAACGCAGCGCGGAAGAAGCGCAACGAATCTCTGACCCTCGTGGAGATATGTGCTGTCACGTATCAGCGAACCGTCGAGCTGGAAAAGAAGGTTGACCAACTGACCGATCTGCTGAAGGAGAACCGCTAATGCAGTCCTACCAAACTCGCCGTATCGTCTACGGAGCTCTTGCTGCAGCACTTGCTTTCTGCGCGGCTATGGGTTGGATTACCCAAGAGATCTCCGGCACGATCCTGAATGCTGTCATTGCCCCGCTAATGGGTATCGGTGCAGGTGCATTGGGTGTTGCCACAGCGAAAACGCACTACGGGTCGGATAGTCGTGCGACTGAGCAGGATGTGGTCGCCGCTCGTGATGACGCCACGTTTACGCTCTCTTCATTGCAGGAGTTGAGCCGTCGCGTGGAGGATGCTCTCTCCGCGCTGGGAACTGCCACGGATCCGCTTCCTGACATCGTTGATGAAGATGATGATGTGCTCCCGGAGGAGTCGACTACGTATCCCGGTGGTGAGTAGACTCATGTCTGACCGTCAGTCATCGTTCAACGCATCGTGGTGGGCGTCGGATGCCGCAGGGTTAGTGATCTGCGGTGTTGCGACTATGGCCAGGGGCGTGTCGTATCTACCGGGGTTCGTGTCCTCGGATCGTGCTCCAGTGCACTACTTGGAGGGGATTCTGCAGCCCCATTTCTGGGCGGGGATCTGGATTCTGGTCGGCGTGCTGTGTCTTGTGGCGGTGGCGGTTCCGCGTATTACTCCCATTGCGGTAGGTCTGGTTGTTGGCCTGCATGCGTCGTGGGGCACGTCGTTTATGGCCAGCCAGTTTTTCGATGATCGTCTTGGCCGTGCCTGGGTGAGCGCGCTTTCCTATTACCTCATTTGCTTGCTGGTGATCTGGGCGTTTGGTCGAGGTCGGTCTTCGGAGATTCGTTTCACCAGGCAGGAGTAGTTCATGGATGCATTGCTCACCGCTGTGGGAACGGTGGTTGTTGGCGCGGTTGGTGCAATGTCGACTGTGTTGGGTCAGCGGGTGTCTGCACGCTCGCAGGAGAAAGCCACTGAGATTTCGAGCAGAGCTGACGAATGGCAGGCGCTGTTCGACGAGATGAAGGAGTGGACGTCGGAGAGGCTCGAGGAGCGGGATAAGCAGATTGATTGTTTGCGGCAGGAGGTTGAGTCGATGCAGGGTCGCTTCCAGACGCTGCAGACGAAGTATCGCGCTGCGCTTCGGCTCCTGACGCAGTGGATGCGGGCTCACCCTGAAACTGCGGAGTCGCTGAAGGTGCCGAAAGAGATTGAAACTGACCTTAAGGTGCTGTGACTACCGAGGCCAGGGCAAGGGGTATTCTCCCCTCCCCTGGGCAAGCCTGCAGGCTACGCCACGACTCGTTCGAGCAGTGAGGTCGCGTGCTGTTCCACATGGTGACGCTCTACTGCGGTGACGTTGAGAGAGTCCCACTTCTCGAGCGTCCTCTGAAGGGTCGCGACCTGTTCTTTGCTGCTTGGCTCCCAATAGGTCGCGACGACTGGCACGTCACCTGGAAGCCGTACATGTGATTCTTTGGACAGCTCTAGGGAGCCACCACCGTGGCGAAGCTTCTCAATGCGCCAGTTCCACGCATCAATCTTGTTCTCCAGGTTCGTCAAATCCTGCTGGTGGAAAGAGAAGGCAGTGTTCAGCTCGAAGACTTGCTCTTCACCGCACACAGCCAGATCCATCGCTCGGTCTAGCTGTTCTGTGTGAAGCACTGGGGCTTTATGCACCAGTCGCGCGACTTCGGGAATCTTGCCGTATTCATCGAGAACCTTCCTTTTCACCTGGGCAACTTTCCGCTGTCGTGTTGTTCGACGAGGGGTGCCAATCACTGTGCGGTAGATGGAGTCGATGCCTTCTTCGAAGGATTCGGCATGCATCGTCCTACTGTCCTCGATCCGAACAGCGTTATTCCAATGCTCGCTCACGTGCTTGAGCATTCCTGTGGAATACATCATCGGATCAAGCTGAAGGGAATCCTGCCGCTCCGTAGACCGGGAGAGTTCCTTCGCGAACGACTTCACTCCGGAGAGCACGCCACTACTGGCTCCAACGCTTTCAAGAAGACTATCCCAATGACCGGGGATCTCCGCCCGCACTTCACGGGTCACCATGTCCATGGCGATCACACCAACGCCAATACGGGTGACGCTCAATGGCGTGGGCTGAACAGTCACCGGCCAGTACCGCACTAGCATGACTAACCCTCCATTCCATGTCGTGCAGAAAGCTCTTCTAGTCTGTTGATCGTATATTCTCGTCGACTCATTGCGTAGCCGACGAGCTTGTCAATATCCCCTTGATCTACGCCCCACTCCTCCGGGATGGCAGCCAAGACATCCGCCCGCAATGTGTCATCTAAGCTGTTGACCGCGACAATCGCCTCACGCCACTTCGTCGTCGGAATGCTCTCCCGAAGCGCTGGCAACACAGTACGACCCGCCAACTCATCGATTGGCGATAAACCCCAATTCGACTCCAACGAATCGAACCACATCCCGAAATCGAACGCCCATACGCTTCGGTTTCCCTCGAATTCAATGAGGTACTGAAAGTCCTGGGCATTGCACAGCAACATCAACGCAACGAGACGAGGGATACGTTCATAATTGTTGTCCTCGCTCACCCCAGACCAAACATCCTCGCTGGGCAATCGATCCCCAAAGTGCACGATCTCAGACCCAAAGACCGGCGCACTCCCCAACGCCACCGTCTCTAGCCGTGTCTCCGCCAGTTCGGCAGGAACGTTAAGGATCGCCCAATTACACACGGGAGCACCGAGGCGCTGCCCAATAACTGAAACAACAACCTCGTTGACCGTTGACTGCCAACCATGGTTAGTGTGAATCTGCTTGCACCAGTAGTACTTGCCATCGGTAGCCAAGCACTTAAACGGACGCGCACCAGTAGGCGACTCCTCGCCAAGAAGCTCAATGCTGTGGCGATCCCTGGCACTCTTCCACTGCTCCAAAGAGTGGACGTTCCCCATATTCAAAACACGCGCTCCTCGATGGTCGAACATTCCGAACAACCGGTTCAGAAAACTCCATCAAAAATACCCCATCAAACACCAACAAACACGATGAAACCCGCACCACTACGCCGCGGAATCAAGCGACCAAGCCCCGCCCGCCGCGGCGCGCCGGGCGTCATCGTCGAGGCCGACGTAGATCATGGTGGTGTCGAGTTTTGCGTGTCCGAGGAGGGTTTGCACGGCGCGGATGTCTTTGCTTCGTCGGTAGGTCACTGTGGCGAAGCGGTGTCGGAGCATGTGGGCTGTGATGCCGGTGGGGAGGTGTCGGCTGACGAGTTTTCCGACGTAGGGGGCTGAGAGGTGTCCATCTATATCGCCGGGGAATAGCCAGCCTCGGGCGTCGCGGATTTGGTTGCATAGGTGTGGTGGCAGTGGGACGAGGCGTGTGTGGCCGCCTTTGCCTGTTACTTCCAGCCATTCGCCGTTGAGGTTGCGGCTGTGAACGCGGCTCGTCTCGCCGCGACGCAGTCCGCCGTAGGCCATGAGCTCCATCATGAGCTGGACTCTAGGTGGGGCTGTGCGGATGGCTTCGAGGATGATCTGGTCGCTAGCCGGTCGTGGTATTGCGCGGGGCACGGCAACTGATGGCAGGTTATTAGCCAGGTTCGCGCCGAGTCCGGCGTTAGCCCGCCATTTGAAGAACAGCTGCAGGCTTGCCCGGTAGGAGCGGCGTGTGGCGGGTTTCCATTCCTGTGCGGCGAACCAGTCAATGAGGTCTCTCTCGGAGAGGTCGTCCAGTGGCTGGCCTATCTGTGCGAGCGCTCGATGGACGTGGCGTTGGCGAAGATCAATGGTTTCTGGTGAAAGGCCGGCTGCTTTGAGGGATCTAACCCATGTGTGTACGTCGTTGTGGATCAT